CGAGCGTTACCCGAACCCGCGCCCGCCGTACACCGAGCGCGAGGTCGCGCACATCCGCACGAAGCCCTCGGTCGAGTCGGGGCGGGTGCTCGGCTACGACGTGGAGATCATGCTGCCCGCGACCGACGCGCCCGAAGGCTTCGTGTGGGTGCAGCAGGGCTCGCGCCGCACGGACCTCGACCTCGCCCTGTCGGTTGCGCAGGCGCTCCGCGATGACGGCTACGGCGAGCGCGTGATCCGCATCATGGAAGTCGCCAACCGTCTGGAGGTCATGGCGGACCAGACCTTCGACGTTAGAGGCGAGTTGCGTCGCCCGGTGGCGACCGTGTTCCCGGGGGACCAGAGCCTCACGGAGATGACCGAAGAGGGGGTCGCAGATGAGGGTTTCGCATGCTACGAGTGCGGGAGCACTGATTATCTGGTCAAGGCGGTGGAGTACGATGGGGCGCTGTTCTGCTCGCTCGGTTGCGCCGACGATCTTGCAGCGTCAGAGATGGGCGAGGACGGCGACTCCGATGAGGGGCAGCGCAGGTTCATCGCCGAGCACGGCGGCGGGTTCGACGAGTACGGCAATCGGGTCGATCCTATCGCCGAGCGGGGCCTCTAGTATGGCGATCATCCTCCGCATCCCCGACCTCGGGCCGGACTCCCTGGTGCAGGCCGAGCGCGCCGTCCTGGTGCGCGCGCTGCGGCAGGCAGGCGGCCACGCCGAGACCGCTGCTGCTCTGCTGGGCATCGGCGCGAGCACCATCTACCGCAAGATCACTGAGCACGGCATCGCCGACGAGGAGCGCTACTGATCCCGGATTCCCCTTGACCGTCCAGGAGACCTGCGGTAGTATGTCCGTGAACCTGGAGGCAACGAGTCCGACACGGGGAAAGCAGCACACAACGGCAACCTGCGCCCCAAGGACGCGCTCCTGGCTCCAACCACCACCATGAAGACCCTAGGCATAGATCCAGACACAAAGAACCTGTCCATCGCGACGTGGGACGAGGACGGCCCGGTCGCGGCGTTCGTGGTTCACGCCGTAGGACGGGGGCCGAAGGGCGAGCAGTCTCAGGTGCGCATGGCACGCCTGCTCCAGGACACGGCTCCTGGCATCATGTTCGACGGTGCCGAAACCATCGCCATCGAGGGTCAGCAGATCGACGGGCGCAGAGCACGGCCCCGAGACCTGTTCACGCTCGCCCACACCACCGGCAGCGCCATCTCTTGGTGCGCCCGCTGGTTCCCTGACGCGCGCATCGTGGTCCCTACACCCACCGAGTGGAAGGGCGGCGTCGCAAAACACGCGATGCAGGCCCGTCTGTACAAGTCGTTGGGTTGGGGTTACGAGATCGTCGGCACCGTCGCGCCACGCCGCTACGCCGTGCCGAACACACCGCCGCCCTCCTTCAACCACATCACCAAAGGCCAGTGGAAGCACGTCGGTGACGCGCTGCTGCTGGCCCGATGGGCCTACGAGAACCAATGACCAAGCCTAAGAAGACTCCCTCCAAGCACGAGGTCCGTGGCGAGCGACTGGCCACCATCCTCACTGAGGCACAGGACAAGCGCGCCGAGAACCGGCAGCTTTTCCGCGACCTGCGCGAGGACCCGACGCTCGCCGAGGACATCATGCACCTCCTCAAGAAGGACTTGGTGCGTGTGTCCGAGATCCCGCGCGAGATCCTCGGCCCGTCCTCCAGCCGCGCGCGCTACCGCCAGTTCGGCTACTACAGCACGACGCTGGTGGACTTCTGCTTCGGCACCTGGGCCGAGTTCCAACGCAAGGCGGGGCTCGCCGAGACGCTGGCGACGCGCACCGTCAAGCGCAACATCTCGAAGACCAGCCGAGCGCAGGACTTGGCCCGGTACGCAGACCGGCACGTCCTCCCGTGGGGCGAAGCCTACCGCAAGCTGCGCATCGGCAAGAAGCCGATCACCATGGTGATCGGGTCCGACTTCCACTCACACTTCTGCAACCCGTTCTCCCTGCGCGTCTGGCACGAGGTCGTCAAGGACTTGCGGCCGGACGCGGTGCGGATCAACGGCGACCTCGTAGACTTCCCGCAGCTTTCTACGCACCGCCAGTTCCCGGGGCACTTCCCGATGACGGTGCAGGACGAGATCAACTGGGCGGTGGAGAAGGTGCTGCGCCCGACGCGCAAGCACGCCGGGCCGAAGTGCGACATCCGTTTCCTGGTTGGGAACCACGACGTGCGCCTCGTGACTGCGCTTGCGGACAAGGGGCCAATGTTCTCGTCGCTCGACAGCCTCGGGTTCGCCGAGCTGTTCCGCCTGGACGATCTGGAGATCGGCCTCGTCTGCCGCTCGAACTTCCTTCACCTCTCGGCTCGCCAGCGGCAGGTGGACATCGCGCAGAACTGGGAGACGCTCGTGGGGCCGAACGGCGAGATGCTATGGACAACGGTTCACGGCTTCCTCACCGGCAAGGATGCGCCGCGCAAGCACATGGCCCGGTTTATGACCAACGGCACGAACGGCCACCTGCACGACCGGCAGACGGTCAGCGCGGGCTCGTTCGCCACGGGAGTCATCGACTGGTACCAGACGCCGTGCATGGCGCACCCCGAAGCCGTCGCCGCAGGCTACATCCAAGGGCCGGTCGAGTTCACCGGCTGGAGCTGCGGCTTCCTCGTGGTGACGATCGACCCGGCGACCGGGCACGTCGATGGCGAGTTCGTGAAGGTCGGCAAGGACATCGCGACCTTCCGTGGCAAGCGCTGGACCATCCGCCAGCACGAGCGCGACGCGATCACCGAGATGCTGACCATCTGACGCCATGAAGGTTCTGCAAACCGTCACTCGGGAGGGCGACCACCTCGTCCTCTCGATCATCGAGCACCCGAGCGGTCGCGTCCTGGGGCGTCGCGTCTGGGAGGGCGCGGGCAAGTACGTCCGTCCGCAGTCGCTCAAAGGCACCCTCACCCTCGTCATCCCGGAGCGCTCCGGGCTGGACATCAAGCCGAGCTGAGACTATGTGGCAGGACTACTTTTTCTGTTTCGCTGGGGCGATCTACACGATCGTCCTTCTGCCGACGTGCTTCAACCCGAAGTCCGAGGTGCCGCGCTCGTCGAGCGCGATGACGGCTGTGATGCTGGCCGTCTCGGGCGTCGTCTACGCCACGCTCGGCATGTGGTGGGCAGCCTCGACTTGCTGGGCGGACGCGGTGGCCTGGGCGTTCCTGTTCGCCCGCAGGCCGATCCGCCCGTCAAGCCGGATCCTAACCTACTTGCGTGAGCACGCGCAGGAGATCAGGGAAGGGCTGGAGATCCAGCCGTACCAGAGCGGAGGTCTCGTCTCCGAAAGGCCGAGAGATTACCCGAATCCTGGCTTGACCCCGCCGGAGATCACCTAGCTAGAGGCCGAAGCCGATGTCGGCGATCCTGGTCTCGCTGCGTGTGGCAGGATCACGGTCGATCGCGTCTAGAAGCTCGCGCTCGAACGTGCGCAGCACCACCTCGTCCGCCCGCCTCGCCGCACCTACTTCGAGCTGTGTGAAGAACGGGCGCGGGGGGGCTGCCCCCACAGAGTCCACGACGTACATGAAGGGTCGCGCTCCGCGCGCGGCGCGCTCGGCGTTGCGACGCAGCCCTTCGTGGTACTGTTCCCGCGTGAGATGCTTGACTTGGTTCTCACGCTCCGGGGTAGGCTTGCGAGGGTCGTCGGCGGGATTGTCGAAGAACACCAGCTTCCGCGCGCCCACCCCGACAGCGGAGAACCCCGGCCGCCCGTCGTGGTAGTAGACCGCCCAGTAGTGCGGGATGAAGAGGTCAGCGCGCTCCTCCGACTCGTTGATGATGAGGCGGATGGCCGCGCGCAGGGTGCGCGAGCCGATGGTCCGGCGCACCCTGCTCAACTCGCGCTCTCCGATCTCCTGGAGCACGCGGCGAATGACCTTCTTCGGATCAAGCATTACGACTTCGGCGCAGGACGCTGCCCGGTGGCGGGACGGGTCTGCTTCGGATCGCCGGGCTTGCGGTCACGCGCGCCTTCGAGCAGGCCATCGTCGGGGTTGCGGCCCGACCCGGCCAGAGGCTCTTGCATGGACGCCATGGTGTTCTGCGCGCCCAGCGTCATGCCGTCGAGGATGGTATGGAACCCGTTGCCGTCCTGGACGAACTGCGGTACGCCGTTGTCGTCCATAGGCTTTGCGTTCTTGGCCGTCCACATGTCGGCGCTGATGGCCTTCGCCGCGCCGGTCGGCTGCGCGAACTTCACACCATCATGGCCGAGGGTCGAGGCGAACATGCGCGAGAAGTTCTTCTGCGCCTGCCCTAGCTTCCGCTGCTGGAAGATGAGCATGGCGTTCGGACCCTCGTTCGCCGCGCCGATCTTGCCAGGCAACGCGATGTTGGCGAGCTGCGGAGGCATGCCGTGAGCCGTGGCGATGCGCATGTCGAGCGTGCCGGATTTCTCGGAGAAGCCGCTGTTGCCGGCGTCCTCCATCGCCAGCTTCTCGATCTGCACCACCGTCTCCTCGGGGTTGCCGGGG